GGGAATTTGCCACGTCCACGATCCTCCTCCGTGCCGAGGAAATCCACGCCCTTGAAACCGCTAACCTTCGTCGCCCACATCCAGTATCGGTCAGGGTGCTTGAGCGGCAAATAGCGTTTCAGATTGGCGCCCTGCCTGGCGGCGTATCCGCATATTTCCTTGACTACTTTCTCCCGGTCGATCCAATTCGCCATCATCATTTCGGTAACTTGAGACGAATTGTTCTCAAATAGCGCATCGCCCGGCGATGTCGTTCCCGTTTTTATCGCGCACGGGAACGAGAGCAGGCCGGAGAAGTTGTTGCCAATCGTAAATGCCATGAGTGGGAACCTTACGCTTTAATCAGCCGGCGGATACCAGGCATGATGGCTCGATCACTTTCTCATTAGCCCATTAGGTCCAAATCCGGTGGCCTCCGTGTAGTGCTCGGCCTTGTCTTTACCCATCAAGTATTTGAAAATGTCTTCCAAGATTGTTGGCGTGTCTCGCTTTGCGCCGCCGCCACTTGAGAAGGCGGCGAGTTGCACCTTCTGCGCAAATGAGTCGGAGCTCGAGAACCCGGCCTGGCCAGCGGCTTTGCCAACGCTTGATTTGAGACCTAGCATTCCCATGCCCTGCTTGAACAGGTCCATTAACGGAGTCAGTGCACCGTCAATGAATGCCTCAATAAACGGCCCAAGCGTAGCGAACGCGTCGCCAAGTGCACGCACAATAGGAATCGCAGCCTTTAAGATCGGCGTGAATATCTGGCCGATGCTCGCTTGCAGATCATCCCAGGCGTCGCCGAGCTCTGCGTACAAGCCGGGGTTAGCGGCCCCCGCCATGCTGAGCATTCCCTGGACAACGCTCGAAAGCGCACTGACGACGACGCCGGCCGTACCGCCCGCAGCGCCACCGAACCCAGCAAACGACGTAGCAGCCCCGCCAAGCCCCCGGACGAAGCCGGTAGAGTCGAGCGTCAGTTGAACCGCAAGGTCGCCAATGCTGGCTATGCTGCACCGTCACTTTCGAGGACGCCAATCACCTTCCCACCCATTGCCGCCGTTAGCCCAATCAAATAGCACTTCTGTTCCAGCTGGTCTTTCGGCTTGCTCGCCTTCACGTTATCACCGAATCGAATCATCAGGTCAGCCACAGTGAACGCTCGATTCTGAGAACGGAAAGCATTCGCTGCCGGCAATGAATTCGCCGCACTTCTGATATCGGCCCGCTGCTCACCGAATGGCCCGTCCACCTCCGTGAATGCTACCCACTCCATAAATTGCCGGCTGCTGATACTGGCCAGCATCTCGTCAACGTCTACGCGACCGAGGGCCAGAGCTAGGCGGAAAGCGAAGAGCCGCCCCGGTCGCTGACGAAGTTTTTTTCCAATTCCTTGCGCGCGTTCGGACTGATAGCGTTGAGCTTGTCAACCGCCAAAAAGATTCTCACGAGCGCCTGCCCGTTCTTACCGCGAAGCAGGTCCAGGTCAGCACGCTCGAATACTGGCTTTCCGTCCGCATCGGCCGTGGCGCAGATGATCGACTTGCAAAGGATATTCTCCCCGCGTTCCTTCACGCCTTCACTGACATCCGTTGCACACCATGCTTCCCATTCGCCACGCTCGCTGGCGTTCATGCTCACCGCGTACAGTGTCAGCCCCCATTCGGGGACTGGCACCGCGATACGTTGCGAGTCAACGTTCTCGAGAATCTGCTCACGCAATCCCACGCTATCCCCCTTATACGTTGACTGTACCAGACTTGAACGCCAATACCGTCAGAGACGTGACGGACGAAAACGTCAGCTGGCAATAGTTGCTGGCATCGTTGTAAACGTCAGTCGGGAATGGCCCGAGTACACGTCGCTCGCCGGCTGCAATGGTTGCGGTCAGGTCGGTAACTGCAAGTCCGTCCACTGTCTTCTGGGTCACGGCGGTAAGCACGGTTGAAGCACTGTCGCCGTTAAAGATGTATATCAGTTCCACGCCGGTATTCACGAAGTAGTTGCCAGCAGCGTCTGCCGCAACATCGTCCGCCAAGTTCATCCCGTTAGCCGACCGGCTCGTGGTTCCGGTTGTCAACAAAGTAGCCATAAGATTACGCCGCCGTGAAGGTTGGCTTGCCGGTAAACTTCACGGTGAAGTTCACGCCGATCTTGTCGCCTACCGGAACGCCTGGCTCAATTGCAGTCAAGAACCCCTGGCACACCCACGTTGAAGAATCCGTCAACGTGACTTTCCAGTAGTAGGTAGTGCGGATGAGGGCGTAGACGGCCGTGACAATTGTCTTGAGGTAGACGATGGAAAAGGTCAGTTCTCCGGCGTCGATTAGGCCGCTGATGAATTCCTTGGCGGCACTCGCGGAATCCTGGTTCGTCACCTCGACACTATCGACTTTTATCGACGGTCCGGTGATGTCTTCAACTTGAGCAACGTCCGTGTAGGAACTGCCAGACAACGAGTATGCAAGCCGGCTGCCGTACCCAAGATTTGCAGTTGTCACTGTTTACTCCTCGCGGAAACCGTCCTCGCGGGAGCTACCCGCTGCCGCCCCGTGGTTCACTTTAAGGTTCGTACCATATCTCCAAGTCCAAGGAACAACGGAAGACTCCGACATCGCCGGCATGAGCGTCCGCCTCGTAGCCGTCGCGCTCGTTGCCCACGAATACAGCGGCAACAGTACGCCCCGCCATGCGGCCCTTGAAGCCATCCAAGGCTGCCCAGCGCTCATGGTCCGGTATGCCACTCATGCCGCCGGTCGCACTCGCAATGGCGTCTTGCAAACCCTTGGCCGAATCGTAACTCAGCGCCCATACGTCAACCTGGAGCATGACCTTGGTCAGAGACGACGGCCCATCCTGGCTAGCAATGTCATCCGTACCGAGGCGGATGTATGTAACATGCGGAAACGGCGATTTCTGTGGCGACCTGATTGGATAGATGCGTCCGCCGCACAAGTCGCCTACGATAGGATCGGCTCGAAGGAAATTGGCAAGGGCGTACTCGATCATCCTTACCCCTTTCTGGCAACGCGCTCCAGCCCATCACGGATTGCCTGAGCCATTGCCGCTTTTACTGCCGACTTCGAGCTGGCCAATGCCGGCCGCAGGAATGGATGTGGCGATGCGTGACGCGAACCATCCTCGACCAAATGCGCGTATCTCGTGGGGTTCTGCATGGCTTCCTTGCCACCAGCCGCCAGCAACTTGCCCGCCTTCTTTGTTCCGAGAATCGCGCCACGTCTCCCCAGCAGAACTACCTTTTTCTTAAACCCGCTTCGCGGCCCTACGATGCCAACTACTTCCCCGCTCTTGTACATCTTCACCTTGGCGCCGATTGATTTTTTGAGAAGTCCGGTGCGTGTCGGAACTTTCGACTTCGCGGCCTTGACGACAATTGCGGTTGCCTTCCGCATGGCTTGCCGGAGGATCGTGTTGCGCACCGATTTCTTCAAGCCTTCGAGCTGCCGTTTGAAGTCTCCAATGCTGCCGAAGTTTTGAGGTTTCATACCTGTTCCTTCACAAACGCTGTCATAAACGTCGTGCCGCCACGCTCGCCCGGATTGCTGATCGCTTCGATATTAAATATCCGGTCACCCATCTTGAGCCGATGCTTTGGCGTCAACCGTCCACCGCTAACATCCTCGAAAAATCGCATGGTGATCTTGTGCGTTGCTTCGGCGCTGAGTTGCTGGCCAAGTATCAATTCGCCGCCTGGCACTCGCCCGCGCGCTTCGATACTGGCCCAGCGAGTTGCAATCGTCACCCATAGCGGCACCTCTTCGCCGGACTCAAACATGAGGCTGCAACCATACGCTAGCGGAGTCGTGAGCTAATGGCAGGCGCTGCGGTTCTTTTAGTTCCGCCTGCACTTCAACCCGATGCCGTAGGTCTCCAGCGCCTGCCATTAGCTCACGACTCCGCTAGCGTATGGTTGCAGCCTCATGTTTGAGACAGTCTCGGCATAGCCAATGACGTTCGTTGACCATCCAGAAGAAAGGTCCGCTGCCGGTGCAATTCCGCCAGGAGTCGCACTGCTAACATAAATCTTGCCGGCAGTCATGATGGCGCCGAACGCGAGAATTCCGCCGTACTGATAGACAATGCTCTGTCCTGCGGCCGTCGCGGTACTCACGGCAACGCCGTCAATAAGATTGGCCGGAGTCGCGGTATCGTTCGCGTCAGCTTTGTAAGCCTGACCGTTAGAAGAGCGAACGTAAACTGCTTGGCCAATAGTGATGGCTTCGCCAGCAACAACTGTCTTAAGCAACGGCCCGGTTCCAGGAATCACGGCCGTAGTCGTAATGGTGATATCTGCCACTTGTCACCTCGCTACATCAGTTACCCTGGGTAGTCCGTCACTGCGTACATCCGCAGCAAATTTTTCACGCTCCGCATCTCAGCTTCGGTTGGTGCCCGATCCTCATAAGCCGCAGCAAGCATCAGCCGGATGCCCTGCTTGACGCCTTCTGGAACCGATGCCGCAGTTGATCCAAAGCCGGCAACCCAGGTAATCGTTACCGCTGCCGGATGAACTTCTGTTTCAGGCCATTCGCCATCCGGTGCCAGGCTCACGGCCCCCATCAAATCAGTAATGTCAGTAACGTAACCGGACGCGGCCCACGTTCGGGCGACGCCATCTTCATCTCGATACGCAATGCTGGAAACGCTACTGACCGGGCCAACCGGCAGCGTAATCAGATTGCCTAACGCATCGTCTTCGCTCGTGTACCGTGGATCGTCGAAGCCGCGCATGGTCAGCTGCCACGTCGCATTTATCAGCTGCCTGTTTGTGAGAACCTCGACTTGTTCGCGGGCCGAAATAATCAAACTGGTTACAAGGTCGTCATCAGCCGACACCTCGGTACGCAGCCAAGCCTTGGCTTGCGCCAGCGTTACCGGCTCAATGATCGGTGCAACGGTTTGTTTGTAGCCCATAAAAACACCAAAGATACATCCGGGCGGGGCAACGGACACCCCGCCCGAACGAGACCTAGATCGTGCTGGCGGTGCCGGCCGTCACACCGGCAGCAGCCGAGTAAACATTGCCGGCCACGAAGCCGGCCGCTGTCGTAATCGGCGCCACGCCGGATGGAACGTTAATCCGGTTGTTGCTGATGAACGGCGTGCTGCC